TGGCGAAACCAAAGCACAATCGTTGTTACTCGCGGCCTGATAATCATCTACTCGGCCAACTCTGTGAGGCCATTGTCATTGAGTACTACTTGCGGAAAGGCTGCTACATCATGGAGCCTCTGTCGCACCAAGGTCCAGCAGATTTGTGCATCATAGATCCTAGTGACGCCTCTGTCTTGTTGCTCGATGTCAAGTCAGACAAATGGCGCGTGAATACAAAAAGGAGAACGCCGTCTAGGATCTATAGACCGCGTTCTCCACTGCAAAAGAAACTGGATGTGCGTATGGCTTACACCAACTCCGACACCCGTGAAATTAAGATCCTTCCGCCTTTGTAACTACATCTTTCGCTGGAACATTCAGGATAATATTGTCGCCGACCTTGAAGTCATAGCGTGGGTTTTCCTCGTGGGTTCTACCGACCACAATACCTTCCATCTCTACCAGTGTACCGTCTACCAATTTGCGGAATGTTTTTCTGTCATTTAGTCTATACACGTTGCACCTCAATATTCCTATTACCGTGTTTGTTCATGCGTCTAATGTGGCCTGAGCTTTCCATGCGTTCTACCATGTAGTGGCACGCTTGGCGCGTGACACCTAGCTTTGCCGCTAGCTCGCGGTAGGTAGGCGAGACTCCCTTCTCCTGTTGGTATGCAAGTATGGCTTCATATAGGCGCACTTGCGCCCCTGTCATGTTTCTCATTGTGTTCTCTCCTTAATCGTTAATGTGGACTGCCTCACACTACGCGCTGGCTTTGCCGGGACTACTCGTTCAGGCTTGGCCGCATAGTTACGCATGGGTCTGCTGATACTGTAATGCGTGTTGCCAACTAGCCCTTCGGCTCTCGTGTGTGCGCCCATGTGATCTATGATTTTCGCCTGAGCCGCATCAATGCGTTGCTCTGCGGCTTCCTTAATCACACGCGCCGCGACAATCTCAGCTAGCGCGTTCTGCATATCATCGTGTTTATTAAGATCCAGGACTGGTGCGTCGGCGTCTACCGTGGAATTTGCGACTGCCGCATCTGCTGCATCATCAGGCGGGAAGAAATCCTTGTCTCGCTTGCGTCGCTCGAACTCCTCCACCGCGTTGGCTATGCGTTGTTGGATTTCTGGGTTCTCGCGATACACGAATAGGCGCAAAGTTATGCCCCTGTATAGTGTACATATTACTGCCGTTTTAGCGCCCGTACACATCATCTGGGCCTGTACTTGCAGAGGGCCGCGATAGAGCGGCGGCGATGTTTCGGGCTGGTTACTGGTTAGCTTGCTCTCTAGTAACACGCGCCCCGTGATATCTATTTCATCGCGGCCCATAACGTATATGCCGTTGTCGCTGTCGCTATGCAAAACGCCTTGCCCTTGTCCCGCTCCATCAAGTGACGCGGCAAGCGGCATATTTTTGTGCATAAATGGCGCGTCAAAGGTAGTGCGAAGGCCAGTAATATTGAGACGGCGAGCCGCCTCTTCCAAGATTACAGGCTCCAAAGTATCGCCCCAGTGCGTCGCTTCATTGCCCGTAAAATCGCTTTCATAGCGTCCCTCACTTGCAGCGATCATGTCGCGCAACAATGCGTTGCGGCTTTTGAATGGGCTGTACCCTAGCGCCGCCGGTATAACTGAGGCGCTCAATATGTCGTCCGGGGTTAATTTTCCAACCATTTATGCAACTTTCCTTTCCTTGTTTGAGATTGCGCGGCCAACTGTGGACGGGTGCCACTTGCCGCCATTTGCGGCGGGTATACTGGCCGCATTCAATGCGCGTGTAATTTCGCGCAAACTTGCGCCCCTGTCATAGAGAGGCTGAATAATGGGATTTGCGCGAATGAGCGCCTTTTGCGTCGCCTTTCTCCGGGTCTCTGCTGTCTTAGCGCCGCCCCGTCCGGGATTGGGGGAACCTAGCTTTACGCCTCGCGCCTTGGCTGCCTTGAGTGCGGCTTTAGTTCTCTCTGATATCTTGGCGGCTTCCCATTCGGCAAAAACCGCGACCATTTGTAAAAAGGTTCTATCGGCTTCCGGCATGTCCGCTGCAATTATTGGGACACGGCTTTCCAGTAGCCCCGTAACAAAATGGACGTTACGCGCTAGGCGATCCAGTTTCGCTATTAATAGCGTAGCGCCGCGTTCCTTACATAAGGCAAGCGCGGCTTCCAATCCTGGCCGGTCGCATTTTCTCCCGCTCTCTATCTCGCGGAATGACGCGACTATATTATAGTGAGCGACGGCGGCAATCTGGGCTTCTAAACCTAACCCTGATTGCCCTTGGCGTTGCGTGGAAACGCGATAATATGCAACGTAGTCTGTCATCTCATTCCCTCCACAATCGTGATATCCATACCAGGCGCGATCCATAAAAGCGCCATGATCGCGGCTAGACCAAAAAGCGCGGTTAGTACATCCAAAAAAATACGCATTTTTTTACCTTTCCTATATTGAGGCGACACTAAGCCGCCTCTGCTAGTTGATCCGCGCTTACGTTGGCGGCGTTAAGTATGAAATCAGCGGCAACTTGAGCCTTGGCCGCTGCTGTAAAGATTGCCTTGGGGTCATCGGTAAGGCGCTGTATCCAACCATTAAGGTATTTAGCATGGTCCGCGCGTGGCTCAGGCGATATACCCAGAGAACCGCAAAGCATGGCAGCGCCTAGCTCTGCAACCAATTCTTCAGCGGCGTAGTCTTTAGTTCCAAAGCCTGTCTTAAGGTTCCGGTCGCAGCGCGTTTGATGCCCGGTCCAATGGGTTACTTCATGCAATAGCGTTGCCGCGTAATCCTCAGGACTGTTAAACTGAGCCTGAAGGGGCATATTCACAAAGTCTTTAGACGGCACATAATAGGCGCCGCTTGCGTCTTTGTTTTCTACAACAACACCGGCGCGTTGTGCTACGTCATCGGCCACTGTGTCAGGCATATCTACCAGTTGCGCGGCTTCTGTCTCTGGGATGGTGTAACCGTCTACCTGGTCCGCATTAAATACAGTGAAGCCGCGCATAAGCGGTACCATTTTTTCTTCCCCGCTCTCTTTGTCCTCAATCTTGATCTGTTTAAACAGTACAACTAATTCGCCTTTTTCGCCTTTACGAACATTCGCGCCAAGTGTTTTCCATTGGTTATACGTTGCCCAACGTCCGGTTTTATAACCTCTCGCAGCGCGAGCCATGCCTAATACAAGCCAATTAATGCCGTTGTAAGTGTTGCCAGTAGACATAGACGTTGGTTGGTCGCCTTTAGGAACCGACCAAGATTTAACCCAGTCTGTGCCATGTTGTTTCATGCTTGCGATAACTTTGTCTGCGATTGCCTTGTGAATATCGGCGGCAGTTCTCTTTGTTTTGTTTGACATTGTTCTCTCTCCTTGTCTGTCAACGTTGATATTAAAACTATAGCATTGTAATATTCTGACAACCCCTTTTTTTAAAAAAAATTGACAGAGGTTAAAAAATGGCAGAAAACCGCGAGATTTGCCCAACACTTTTGAGACTAACTAGATCCACAAAAGACGCATTACGAGACGAATTGAGCCGAAGTAGTCACCGGAGCATGTCAGCCCTTGCCGATGACATACTGTCGCGTGAACTATTTCGACGGCGCGAGGAAAGCGCCTCCGGGGTCGACCGGATGTTGGCAGCTGCGCGAAAGGTTGGCGCATGAAACCGGGTGGTGGTAGATCAAAGGGCGCTGCGTTCGAGCGTGAAGTTGCCTCTCTGTTATATGATAGGCTGGGCATTAAATTTAGGCGAGAATTGACGCAATACCAAATGTCGGGATTGGGTGACCTGGTACCAATAGATGACATTCCAGATTGGCCGTTTGTAATTGAGTGTAAGCGTTACAAAGAGGGATCTATTCAGCCGAAATGGTGGGGGCAAGTGATAACCGCCGCACGAAAAGCTGAACTATTCCCGGCGCTGATTGTTCGCTTTGATCGGCGCGACATTGTTTGTAGGGTGCCTATTGATTGCTTCGAAAAGATGGTCGGTGGACCCTATAAACATGGTTTCCATCGTTCTTGTGACGTCGATTTTGGGACTTTTTGCTATTTAACCCGCGAATTGTTAGCGGCGGCAAATAAAGAGCGTATAATACGCGAAAATAGAGACTGTATTACGTCGTAACGTGGGAAAAGGTAGGAAAATCAATGAGTTATGGAACTATAGAAAGATGCGTATAATTAACGTATAAAATACCACGACAAAGGCTGTGATATAATACAAGTACAACAACCCTATAGGGTTGTACTTGTACTATACGCCAGCCAAAAGGAAATATAATCAAATGACTGGATCTAAAAAAAGACGGCCAAAACCGCATGATGGTATAGAGAGACATATTCACCGGGTCGGTGATAATCGCGCCTATGATAAAATCCAAAGCGCCTTAATAGAACTTGATAAAATCGCGTCTGATTGTGAAACGCGATGGGGCATTGATCGCCTGCCTCTTTTAGTTGATGAAAACTTGCGGCTTAAGTTTTGGAGCCAGCAGGATAAACTTGACCAGGCTATACTTGAAAACGACCCCGACGCGGTAAAAAAAGAGGCCGAAATCATGGCGCGTGGTTGGGTAGCCCTAGAACGCGCTGCAAAGGCTTCAGGGGCTCAGGAAGCGACCGGCAAGGGGTATGAGGCCACAATAGACGACAATCGCACTCTGCGCGTGTGTATGAGCCACGAAGACGCAACCAAGGCGCAACGGGATAACCCGGGTCTAATTGTGGCAAGCGTTCAAGAAATTGCGGGATTGTGGAAGCTATGGGAAGGCGCTGCAATGGTAGAGAAGTGTAAAGACGCTTTCCCGGATGCTCAAATCATAAAGACAAGCAAAACAAGGTTAGATGATGAAATCCCATTCTGAAGACGTGGAAATTAAGAGGCAATGGTCAATATTGCCAGTGCGTGCGTTACTTGATCGCCAGTTAAAAGAACGCGAATTGAGGGTCTTAGCTTCGGTTTGTATCTTTACAAACTCTTACGGTGTTTGTTGGCCTGGCGTTGCAACCCTTGCCGCTATTATAGATTGCGACAAAGCGACGATATCACGGGCGCTTGGTCGATTAGTTAAAAAAGGCTATGTGCGACGACTAGAGCCGAAGGATTTTCAAATGGACTTTGCTAAGTTTGGCAAGATAGCACGCTATCAAGTCCTATATAGTGAAGACACACCAGTCCCAACTTGGGAGGAAGTGCAATCAAGTCTGATACTTGCACCAGAGACACCAGAGACCAAAGCGCAACTAAATGACATGGGGTCTGGGGATTGTAACGCTTTGCAATCTCTCTCTCGCTCTCTCGCTCACGCATACGCCGCCGCAATCACTCGAACGACTGGCCAAGCCAGGATTATTGACAATGAGATAAACCACGCACGGCGGCTGGCTGAGCGCGGCGCAACAGTTGAGCAAGTAACAAAGGCAACCGAGGCGTTAGCGCGGGAATGGTTGGCAGAACGGCGCGGGGTTCCTAGCTTATATGACGTTGCGGCGGATCTGTAACATGAATAAAGGGACGTTTGCACAAGTACAGCACCGGGACAAAAGGGGTCCGACGTTGGGCCGCGATCTAAAAAGAGCGACCCCTTGCCCCCGCCCCTCGTCTATATCGTATGGGGGTATCGCACAAAATTTTCGCCCGATTTCAGGGCGACACGGACTTTGCAGCGAGCAAAGAAACAGCCAAAAACAAGGAGAAAAGATATGGCTTTAGGATTCAACACATCATCAGCACCAGTGGGCGACATATTGCCGACGATTCGCTTTGACGCCAAAGCAGGCGATCTATTGCGGGTGGATCGGACGCAAGATGCAATGGGAGACTGGCAGACGAATATTCAGGATATGCTTCTTCCACAAGAGATCGTGTTCGATTTTGAGAATATGGAAGTGGGATATATGCACTTCGAGAAAGGGCAAGCACCTAGTTTCGCTATGGTGAAGGTCGGTGGGCAGATGCCAGAGCGACCCTCAGAGAACCACAATCAGGGTTTCCGTATTCGCGTAGCAAATAGCGATTTGGGTCTTCGAGAGTTCTGCGGAAACAGCAAGACATTGCTTGGAGCTATGGACAAGCTGCATGATGAATATGTTGCTGAGTCTCGCAATAACCCAGGCAAGATGGCTCTTGTGAGTGTCGATGGCACGAACACTGTTGAGGTAAACACGCCGAAAGGGACATTGCGGTTTAAGGCACCGGAATGGCGTATCGCTGGTTGGGTGGAAGCACCGTCTGAATTTGATGGTGGATCTGCTGAAGCTCCAGCTCAGAGTGACGAAGAACCATTATTCTAGGTGTAACGGCGGCGGGGTGTTATGCCCCGCCGTAATAACAGGGTGAGAAAATGACAATAGGTCAATATATGTTGGATGTCGCCAAGCATTATTGGGGCGAACCGACGAAAGTAGGACATGAGGAAATATTTTGGGGCAGTCACAATGGCCGCAAGATACATGCGAAACGTGGCACATGGTTTGATTTTGAGGAGAATACTGGCGGTGGCGTGATTGACTTAATACGCCATAAAGAGGGCGCGATGTTGAAGCCTATGCCGCAGTTTCTTCAAGACACGTTTGGCATAAACAGTGAGTTAGAGAAGCAGCTAAAGCCAAAGGAATATCTGGCGAAGGCTTATGATTATTGCGATGAGTACGGGTCTGTCTCGTATCAGGTGCAACGGTTTGAGCCTAAACGGTTTATCCAGCGATCTTACGTTGATGGATCTTGGAAAGAGGGTCGTGGCGCGATGGATGACGTGATGCCATTGCCTTACCACTTGCCAGAGATCATTGATAGCGGTGATCGCGTTGTTTTTATTGTGGAAGGTGAGAAGTGCGTCGAGGCGTTACGCGAGTATAAATGTATTGCGACTTGTAATCATGGCGGCGCGAATAACTGGAAACCCGCATTGAACCCGTGGTTTGGGAACAAGAATGTTGTGTTATTGCCGGACAATGATGAGGCGGGTAGTCGTCATGCGGATAAGGTAGCTGCGAATATTGGTAGCTTAGTTGCTAGTATTAAGCGTATCGATCTTCCGGGGTTGCCGCCGAAAGGTGATATCTGCGATTGGTTGAACGCTGGCAATACGATGGCGCTATTGAAGCAGTTGGTTGATGCGGCTCCTGAGTATGTTGTGCCAGAGGTAGACCCAGATCCAGAGGAAACTGAGGAAGATGTGTTCGAGCTATACACGTTGCGTGAGCTTCGTGCGATGCCGCCGATAGATTGGGTGGTTGAAGGCTTGCTAACGCGGCACGGGTTTAGCGTTTTGTATGGCGAACCAGGGTCGGGTAAATCCTTTGCGGCTTTGGACATAGCATTGTCTGTGGCAAATGGTTTGCCGTGGCAAGGTAAATATCCGACGACGCAAGGTAGTGTTCTCTATATCGCGGGTGAAGGTGTCGGCGGTTTAGGCAAACGCATTAAAGGTTGGGAAGCCTGGAACGGGCTAATGGGTGTCGATGCGCCGTTCTATGTTTTGCCGACCGCTGTTCGCTTTCGTGAGCATGAAGAGGTGCAGAAGTTAGCGCGTACTATTGATAGCTTGAAACAAAATTTCTCGCTGGTCATTGTGGACACAGTAGCGCGTGCTTTGCTTGGTGGCGATGAGAATAGTGCTACGGATATGGGTCTGTTTATTGACGCCTGTGATTATATCAAGAAGTACGCAAATTGTGCGTTACTGGC